CTGAGTTTTGATGAGCAACAACAAAAGAGCCATTATTAACAGTTTGCATGTAAAAATGATTTATATGTTGTGCAGCTCCAGATGAATGAGGCATAAATAATATAACACTATTTTCACCTACTCTTTCGTCATTAACTGTAGTCGTTGCAGAATGTGCTATTGCTGTAAATTTACCAGTAGAATTTAAACCACCATCTATTGTGCGATTTACAATCTCTGCTACAAGTCTTGGGTCGCCACCCTGATAAGGTAATTTTCTAAACTGATTATCTACCATTTATCTTTTACCTGTTGTTTTTGCCTCTATTTCGACACCTTGTATGTATTTCCAAGTGCCTGATACATTTAATCTCACCTTATGATATCTACCTTGATTTGACCTTATGTTGCAATATCCATTTGCATTTAATGATGATGTTGAACCAAAACTATCACTATCAACCTGTCTATTTCTTGTAGATACTTGTGCTGATACATCAGGTGTTGTTCCTTGTGCAATTTCGACATAAGGAATAACATTTGTAATAATACTTGTTTTGCCACCACCTGTATCTAAATCAGCTGTTTCTATTAAAGCCTGTTTATTAATACCACTAAAGGTGTGTATCTTTTGGTCTTTAGCACCACCAAAGATAAATTGACCACCTATATAAATAGCACTATCAAGTGAAGCAGGTAATTCATCAATAGAACTACTTATACTATCAAGTTCTTCAAGTGTGTAATTTATTGTCATAAAAGAAGATATAAGTTCACAATCTAATTCTGCATACGACCATCTATCTAAAGCATAATTATATATTAACAATCTATCAGGGTTATCATCATTAGAACTTCCTGATGTATATGACCACACAACTATTTGTTCTGTAGGGTCAACTGCTGTTGACATTCTTCCTTTGTTTCTAATTGTAAAATCATCAAAGAAAAAACGATTTACTTTTTCTGCACCTATTGGTGTTGATGTTCTACCATCAAATTTATAAAAACCATCATCTGATAGATAAAATACAGTTGAGCCAACATTGGCAACTGAATTAGGATAGTTACAACCAAACCCTGTTTGCACTTTGTCAAATTGGAATATAAGTGGTGTACCACTATAAGTACCTATAACAATACCTTTTTCACACAATATTGTTGCGTATTCACCACCAACAATACCTGTTACATCACCCATATCAAATATATCTTGTATATCAGATTGGTCTGTTCCTGCAGTCCAACCTGTATGAGAGGCTAATGACGACCAATACAATCTATTTGTATATGTTGTGCCACCATATTTAACATTGCCTGTAAATACAAAATCACGAACCACAGCTATATGTTTAGCAGCAGGGCTACCAGATATGTCAGCAAATAATGAACTTGTACCATTATCATATACTTGTAGTATATTGTTGTGTCCTGATGCACCTATTACAAAACCACTAAAGTCTATAAACTTCCAAACATCTTCATCATTAAGTGTTGTATAATTACCGGCTTTAGATATGTTTGTTAAATTAGAATTTGATTTAGTAAATTCATATAATTTACTTCCATCACCTGCAAATATTTTAGGGTCACCACTATCGTCTTTTGCAGCAAATAATCCTCTTATTCTTCCATCTGCAGCATTACTGTATTGTGATAAATCTTGTAAACCTCTATAACCTCTTGCTGCCGGTATTACATTTTTTGCTACTGTAACACCACTAACATTGTCAGGCTGGTCAGGCAACCATTCACCAAATGCCATGTTCATCATGTCATTTCACCATAAACACTACGCATTTCTAAACTTGCACCATAAGAACCTTTTTCTTCATCAACTCTAATTTGTTGTAGTGTTAATTGTATTAATTGTTCATATTGTGCTGCTCTTTGTTCATCAAGTAAGTATGTGTAAGCATGAAATAAACTAGCATACAAATATAGGTCTGGGTATCTTGTTAATACTGTATTAGATGTATTGCTATCACTTAATGATGATATACTTGCTCTATATGTAAGTTCTATATTATAGGCACTATCAGGTATAGGTGCTAAAAATAAATTCTCGCCAATAACACTATAAACTCTTGGCAATCCTGTGCCTGTTGTTGAATATTCAACTTTTATTTGTAATGGTGTTAAGTATCTTAATGTTACTCTTGGATTATTCATCACCTTAACATTTCTTATAGTTCGTAAATCAGTTGGTAAAGAAATATAGGCATTATCAGGTGTTGCTGTTAATGTTGTTCTATTTTCTTGTGACCTTGTTTCTAGTTCACGAGATATGCGACTTTCAGCTAAATCAATAAATGTATCAATTTGTGATGTTAAATCATCTCTAGCTAAAAAATCAGCAATAGCTGTTTTAAGTTCTGAATAAGTTGTAATTGCCATTATATATTACCACCACCGGTTCTAAAATATTTGTTGTCAGGGTCATTTAACCATCTAGCCCATGCCTTTTTATTTTTTTTAGGCTCTCCAAGTTTTTGTGTTAGTTCAAAATATAGGTTTGCAGGTATTTCTGCTACTTGCCTCATGTGTTTTTGAGTACCAACCAAATTATATGGCTTGTAATCAATGTCTAAATCTTTTGCTTTTTTAATAATATGTTTTGTTTCTTGTTCGACTGAAACATGATGTTGACCATCATTACCTCCATGAAAATATGTTGTTTTCTTTTGGTATGGGTCATATCCAATAATTTTTTTTGTCATTATTTTCTCTTGTTTTTTGAGGGCTGCCCTCAAAGACAGCCCTCTTTAGTTAGATTAAGATGTACTTAAATCTGTAACCATTGCGTGTGCTTTTGGTGCAGTAGGAACAAATGTCCATTCTGAAACAATAGCAAACTTAGTGCTGTCACCTGTTGGTGCAACATCTGATACAGAGAATAATCTATTAGGTAATGAACCAACTGAATAATGGTCACTATCTAATAAGAATATTGTATCATTTAGCATTTGTCTGTCTATTGTGACAGATAACTCACCAAAGTCTGTTAGATACATTGACACACTTCCAATAATAGCAATTTCTTTTGGTGCTGAATATTGTAATTGTGCAGTTGCAACTGAACCACCTGATAAGTCACTAAATGCAACTTTGTTAGCAGGTGAAACAACTAGCATATCAGGTTGTCCACCATCATCATACGCTAATTTCATTGCAGCATCTATTTTAGCTAAATCAAGTGCAGCGTTAGTACCTGCTTTGTCAGATACGTCAGTACCATCACCAGTAGGTGTTGTAGATGGTGATACAAGACTTACATTAGTTATATATGAACTAATTTTACCTGCTTTTCTTGGGTCTGATGCTGAACGAGCCTCATTTTTACATAATGCTTTTTCAATATCTCTGCGTTGTTCTAGTCCTTTAAGAACTTTAACATAAGCTGTTTCTTTATCTCTACCAGCTTTATCAACACTATCTAAAGTGCCTGATACTGATGCAGCTTGAACACTAATTTGGTGATAATTACCAAGTCTAGTTGTTGCTGTTGGGTTGACATAAGAATAGTCAGCACCTTCAGCCACATAGTTGTCATCAGCTGCTGCTGTTAGTTCTTGAACTTGCCATTCGTGAAATACGCCTGATGTAGTTACTTTTTTACCATTAGAAAATATTGGTGTTTCTGCAGGGTCTATACGAGTAATAACATCTGACAAATCTTCTCTTTCACCGATAGCGTTTGCGGTTTTATATGTTGCCATAGTTTTTTCCTTTTAGGTTATGTGGATTTTTGTAAAAGATAATCAACAGCCGAATCCATGCTACCTGTTGACCTTAACTTATTAAAGGCTTTATCAACCTTTCCTTTTTTTAGGTCATTTGCAGTTGTTAATTTTTTACCACTCTTTGTCATCTTTGGTGCTTTGCGTAGTTTCTTTTTTACAAGAGGTTTTTTAGTTTGTAATTCATCAAACATCATTGCTTTTCTTAACATTAGAATTGCCCTATGGTCTGTTGCTTGACTTAACTCAGCCTCACTAAACCTTTCTTTTTCAGGTAAACTTGTTGCATATTTAACAATTTTCCTTTTGTCACTTTCAGCAAACTTTTGGTCTTTCCACTCAGGTATAACCTCATTCAAATATTGTTGTGATTGGGCTAAAACCTTTTGCATTTGTTGTTGACCTTCAAGTTGTTGTTTGTACTGCAATTCTTGATTTGCTTGTTGAACTCTTGCTAAGTGTTCTCTTTTATCTCTCCACGCATCTTTTTGCCTCACATATTCCAATGGGTCATCTTCGTAAAGTCTTGTCCATTGTTCTTCTGTTGGCTCGTTTTGTATGTCACTAGATAATTGTTGGTTTAACTGCTCTAAACCTAATCGGAGATTTTCTCTCTCCTTCAAAAGTTCCGATTGTTGCTGTTCAAATTGTTTTTTTTGATTGGCAAGTTCGGTTGTCTTTCTAGTATAATCAGATTGTCTGCTGTAACCTGCTGTTAATTCGTCAAGGGTAACATCTTGTTCTTCACCATTAATCTTAACAGTGACATATTCTTGTTCCTCGTACTCGTTAACTTCATCTTCGGTTGTAGCTTCTTCTAATTCTTTCGATACATCTTCCTCAACAGCTTCAAGTGCCTCATCTTCTTCTTCAACTTCATAAGGTTCTTCACTTGTTGGTTCGTCTATATCTGTAATTGCTTCTGTTTCTTCAACTTCTGCTTGTGGTTGTGCCTCTTGATTCGGTTGTGGATTATCTTCTGTTTCCTGCCTGTCAAGTAGTAGGCTTGTGGCTTCCGCCATGTTGATAGGTTCGTTCCCAATGGGGTTATCGTCTGTCATGTTTTTACTCCTTTAGACTGCGAAATTGCTTGGTCTTAGTTTATTTGTGTTAATTGGTCATTTGCAATCTTACCGGTTGCAACGACATTTTCTATGTGTTGTTTGACTGTTTTAAGAGTTTTCAACATCATAAAAACTGTTTCACGAGGTTTTTGTTGGTCTATAGAACTACTTTCCCATGCCTTATGGTACTCTTGTTCTAAATAATCAAAAGCCTCTTTTAGAATTTCGTTATCAAGTAATGCTTGTGCTTGTTTTCCACGAGCAATTTCTTTTTCAATTTTTTCCATGTTATCCATTTTTTTCTCCTTTTATGTGTATTGTGCTATTTGTTCTTCCGTATAACCTTTTTCAAGTAATGATGCTATTTCTTCTTGTGTTAAATATTGATTTTCATTTGTAGCAACAACAGCCCTATCTCCAAGTAAACCCATTGTGTCAACTCCACCAACTTGTGCGATATTTAATATTGTGTCAGCACCTTGCTCTGTATATCCTTGTGCCAATAAAGAATTTTTGTAAGTATCAGGGGATTGTGCAACCTTACTAAGATTTGAAATATCTATTGTATCTTCATCATTTGCAACAGCTTTAAAAGCTAATAAAGTTGTACCTCTTACTAAGTCATTTGTAAGCATATTGGCATCAAAACCATCTTGACCTGTATAATAAAATCTTTGAATATCATCTGTTGAATTTAAAATATCTCCTGTTTCAGGATTGTAATTTAATCTATTAGTAGCTGTTTGTTCTGTTTCTTGATTGCCATAAGTTACACTTAGTGGGTCACGATTACCTGTTTGCACTAAAATGTCACCTTCTATATTTAAACCAAAGCCATCTGCAATAGTATTAGCAACAGTACCCATACCTTGTGATATTGCTGATGCTTTATCAACATTAGCTTGTTTAAATTTATCACCTTCCATACCAAAACCTTCATTTGTTGAAGTTGCTAAATCATAACCACCAAAACCTGTTTTATTAGATGGGTCAGCTTGTAAACCTTCTGCAAATAATAATGCCATACCTATAGGTGCTGTTAATGGATTAGTTGCAAGACCTTGTATTCCTGTTCCAAGAGTCGTAGTTATGCCTGAACCTCCTAATGCAGCAGCACCACCTGCAGATGCAGTTGCTGTTCCACCTAATAACCCTGATGCACCTAAACCAACTGCTGTACCAAAAACATTTGTTGGTGTTGCTTCTTCAAGTGCATCGTTTAAACTTAATAAACCACCTACAAGAGGTATTGTTTCACCAACAGTATCTAAAGAACCTATACTATATGGTAATTCTGTACTTAATAAATTACCAAATTTATCAAATTGTTTATCTAAAAAATTTTTTTCAACTATTTTTTCACCAACTTTTACGCCATTTTCTATAACATCTACAACTTTATAGTTTGGGTGAAAACCTTTACTATCAAAAATAGCATTATAACCAGAAATTTCATCATCTAAACCTAAAATACTACTAAAAGCATCTGTACCTGTTGCAATATCAGTTCCAATAGTTCCCTTAAAATTTAAACCACTTATTGTTGCAGGATTTATGACATTAGACCTATACACATCTGTTAAATTTCCTGATGTAACTTGAACAACTTGACCAACTGCAGTTTTTATTGGAACACCACTATCAAGAAGGCTTGTTAAAAGTGATGTGGCATCATTAGATAATACATTGCTATTTACAAGTGTATTAATATCATTAATAGCTGTTGTATTGTTTGTTGTATCAATACTATTTATAATATTAGTTAAACCTGTGTTACCTGAAAGTGATATAGTATTGTCAGTATTATCTATTGTATCATTACCAGCACCACCATCAAGGGTATCAACTCCTGATAATGTTATTTCTGTTCCTTGACTTCCATCAAGAGTAGTATCGGTATCATTTTCTGTACCACTCAATGTAATTGTGCTTGAGCCTCCATCAACAGTATCAGTTCCACTTGTATTAGTTGTAACAGTATTGCCACCAATAGTAATTACTGATGTTCCACCATCAATAGTATCAGTACCACCTGTAGTACCATCATCACCATCATCTATTGTTGTAGTAACAGCATCAGTACCACCTGTAGTACCATCATCACCACCAAGTAAACTTGTTGCACCAGTAACTAAACCAGCAGCACCTAAACCTGATAAATCAATACCATCATCAGTTGTGCCACCACCTTGATTAACAAAAGATTGCCAATAATTAGGGTCATAAGGCAATGGTTGATAAACATTCATGTTAAATGTATCAGGCGTAACGGCAAAACTTCTTTGAAAGTCGCTTTCAAGTGTTGGGTATTGGTCAAGCATATTCATAACAACTTGTGGTCTTTGTTGCATAACATCTAAATCTGACAATGTGTCTAATACAGGTGTGTTTTGCAATAAACCTTGTTGTGGCACAAAGTAGTTAGGATAGTTTTGCACAGGTTGAAAATCTTGCATAAACCCTGAGTAATCTACTTGCTGCGTTGATGGTTGTGCAGCGTTTAAACCAGCAAGTATTTCTAATGTTTCTTCGTCCATTACTCAACTCTCGGTAAATTAGTAGATGGGTTACCGCCAACTTGTTGTTCAAAACCCCTAAGTTGTGCCTCATACCTAAGTTCTTCTTTTCTTATTTCCATTTTCATTTGCAATTCTTCACGCTTTAATTGTAATTCAGCATCTTGTTTTTGTTTTTGTAATTGTATGTCAGCTTCCATTTTTTGTTGTTCAAGTTGCATTTTAATTTGTGCTTCACTTGGTTGTGGTGGTTGTTGTGGTTGTGGTGGCATATCTGCAGGATTTTTAAAGAACCTTGACGCATCTTTAAATCCAGCAAGTCCTGCCAATTCTGCCAATGTATTTCTGTATTGTTCTAAAGAAACTAATGGATTTTCAGCACCTAATTGTAACAATATCTGTTCTTGTTTTTGTGCCATTTGATTTAAAAATGCTAGTTTTTCGTTTGTTTGACCACTACCTAAACCTACATTGACTGTAATATCATATTCATGTTTCCAATTAGAAGGGTCTATTGGTACAAACTTATTATTTAGCCTTATCATTTGGTCTTTTTTGCCATGATGTAAACATAAAGTTAAAATCAATCTAAATAATTGTTTTACGCCTGTTTCTGCAAACACTCTTGCAATCATCTCAATCTTACCTTGTGCAGCACTCATTTGTGCAGCAACCGCAGTAGCTGTTGTGCTTTGTAGTGCATCTGCATCAAGACCCATAGAGGCTTTTGATAGTCCTGTTTTTTGTTCTTTTAATTGGTCAAGATATTGTAACAATCCATAAGCATTTTGACCTATCATTTGTGGTTGTAATTGTTGAATGGCATTAGCTTGTCTTACTCGAACAACACCACCTGCCCTTGAATTTAACAAATCATCTATATTAACTTGACCTTCAACAGCGGCAACTCTTGAATTATTTGTAAGATAAATATTATCTAATAATTGACGCATAACTGTTGATTTAACTAATTGTATGTCCATAACAATTTCAGCTAAACTTCTACCAATAAGTCTATGTGGCATTAATATTGGTGATAGACAAGCAAATGGTACATGGTCAAAAACTTCATTTTCAACTATTTCTGAACTTTGTCCAAGTGCAACAACTCTGCGTAATTCAGCAATACCATCACCATCATAATCAGCTTTTATATAAGCCTCGACAACCAATACATCACGCATAGACACATCACTTGTATCAGTATCACTTCCACTTTCGATATCTTCAAATCTATTTTGCACTTCATCACTAAAATCTAATTCAGTATATCCAGCGTAACTTTCAACAAGTTCTCTATCATAGCCCATTTGGATTAGGTCACTAACTTTCATTGTTGTTCTATGTGCAACAAAATCAGCTTCTTCTAATGATGCTGCTCTTTTTGATACTAAAAATTCTTCCGGTGGAATATTATCAACTTTAATCATACCACCATAAGATTTTCTTTTTATTACAACATCATGCCTAATATTATTTGCATAACTATCCATTCCTTCCATTGACATTTCATCAAATTCATAGGCTTCTATTTCTTCTGAATTTTGTTCTAAAATTTCAACACTATCATCTTGTAATAATAATGTAAGTTCGTCATCTGAAAGATTTGTGTATGTTTCTTCTTCCATTGTTTCAGTTTCATCATAGTAAACTTTGACAACGCCTAGTTTTTGTAACAACGCATCTTTAAAAAAGTTATGTAAAATAACAAAACCATTATTTTGACAATTTATGACATAATTTGCGTATGATGTGGCTTGTTCAGCACCTTCAACATCTTCTTCACCACGAGGCATAAACTTAACAAAATCGTCAGTTTGGGTAAAAGTACGCATAAGGCTTGGCATGATAAATTCAATAGTGTCAGCAACTTCTGTTGTAACAACTTGAGAACGACCTTCTTGCTCGTTACCATACTTTTCACCCATATAGTAATCCATAGCTTTTATTCTATCTATGCCGTACTCATTATCATAATAGCCATGTGCGTTTTCTATTTCATTACGCAACAAAGCCTGAAATTCTAGCTTGTCCATTAAAAATCCTATTTAGTAGTTTTTTTCTTTGCAGGTTTTTTCTTAGTTTCAACAGGCTTTTTAGTTTCTTTTTTAGCTTGTTTTTCCATTTCTAATACTTGACTTCTTTGCATTGTATTACCCTATAATTATAATTAATAAAAGTATTCCAATAATGCCACCTAATGTAGCATCAATGTAATCCCATGAATGACCCTTGATATACTCAATAATGTTTTGTATTTTTTCCATTGTTTTCTCCTAATTTAACTCTGATATGTCTGGTCTTATATCTACTGTTCTTAGTTTTTCAATAAATTCTTCACTTGAACCACCACTTCTATAAAAAGTATAGGCGGCAGCTGCCAAACAAACCTCTGTTAATAATTCAAAACTATCAAGATGTTTGTTCATTTTTTCTAGTTCTACAATTAAATGTTCTAATAAAGCATGGGTAACAGGATTATCTGCCTCAAACTCGTGTTCAGGCATAAATACTATATCTTTTATGTTATCCATGAATTGTCCTTATATGATATTGGTTTATTCCAATTATGTTGTGTTCCACGCACACTTGCTACAAATGATTGTTGTGCAAAGGTTAAGCAAAACGCATCAGCTAAGTCACATGAACGCCCACCTAATCTTTTTTTAAACTCATCTTTGGCTTCAACTTTAACTTTACCATTTGATGTAAATTTAAAACGAGGTGCTATAAGTTCTTCAATTAACTTATCATCTTGAACTAAGTAAACATCACGACCCTCAAACCATTCTCTAGCCTTAAACCATAGTTCATCACGCAAACGCATATATTTTTCACGCATACTAGGGCTTTCACTTACTTGTATGGGTCTTGCTGGTAAATCTAATTCAGTCAATCTTGAACAAACACCACTACCAATACCAATGCTATCAACCATTATGTCAGTTGGTCTATCTTTATAACTGCACATTTCATACTCTTGCACAACCAAACCAACAGTTTCCATTAGGTCTTTACCTTGCCATGATTTAATAGGTTCAGTAACTTCATTGCCACGCCTTTTACATAAAGCCGTTCTATCACTACCAAAGGCGGCAACATCTAAACCCCAAACAACCGGTGTATATGGGTCAACTTGTATATCTCTTTTCAAGGCACTATCCACCATATAAAGAGGAATAACAGTATCATCTTCTGCTCTTGGAAACTCGCCAAGAACTCTAACCCTATAAACATTCGATTCATCACCATATTTAAGTGACATATCCTCAATATATTCATCTGATACTTGTGAACTATCTGAACACGCAACAGTCATTAATTTCCATCTATCACGCATAGCGGCAAAAGCATTAAAAAAATAACCACTTGTTCGTGTTGGGTTACCGGTCATAACAACTTTTGCATTTGGCGTTGATAAAGAACCTTCACCAACCTCAAATATCATATCGTCAACACCACTAGCCTCATCAATAATAAAAAGTAAGTTGTCACTATGAAAACCTTGTAATGCTTCTGGGTTTTCACGCCTTGATACACGAGCAACAGCATAACTATCACTTGCACCTTCAAGGTTGATTTTGTCGTTCTTCATTTCTAATTGATTATAAAATGCTTCCGGTAATTGACGACCCCATTTTTTTACTTCTGCCCACAATACATCAGATAGTTGGTGTGCTGTGTTTGCAGTACATATTACTTTGCATGGGTGTCTTGTAAGTAGCCACCATAATATTAACCAAGATAAAACAGCAGTCTTACCAACACCATGTCCTGACTTAACTGCATTTCTAGGATTGTTTTGAACATTGTATAAAAATTCTTTTTGCCACTTTTCAGGCTTAACATTCAACATTGTTTCAACAAACATTACAGGGTCAGATGCTAAATCTTCTATAATTTCTTCTAGTTCTGTAGTTGACATAAAATTCCTTTTTTGGTGTAGATAGGACAAAAATGGATAGTTTTCGAAAAACCTACCTACACCACCTCAAGAGGTAATAATTGTTGTGCTTCCATTTTTTTTTGGTGCTTCTTCTTATTGTTAATTGGGGGAGAGTTGCACAACAAACACCATTTGACCATATTTGGTGATTTGAGAGAGTTTGTCAACACCATATATAGTAATAAAAATAATTGAAAAAATTTTTATATTTTGTATTGACTTATATTGTCAATAGATGTAGTTTGTCTATATTGTTAATTAATTATGGAGAAATAAATGAATGATGAATTAGAATATATACTTATAGTGGCTATATCAATAGCCACTTATTTACAATTTATAGGAGTGTAATATGAAAGTTGGACAAACTTTAACTATAAAGCATGGTGGCAATCAATATGGTGGTGGTCAGGCTTTTTTTACAATTAATAAGATAACTAAGCATGGGAATATTTATGGCGTTAAATATTCTACAAAAAATAATAAAGTTTTTAATAAAAATCATAAATTAGACAAGGAGAGTGTAATATGTCAAAAAGACAAATAAAGCCAAAAACCGCAAAAGGCAAAAAATTTTCACATAGACCACAACGAGCAGTAAACTCGATTTGGGTTGAGAAAGATTACTATGATGAAAAACAAGACCGGTGGCGTGGTAAGTGGTATGGCTTACCAAGATAATAAATTAAGGGGGTTTTTAGCCCCCTTTTTTATTTTTGATTAGGGTCTAAATATCCTAGTTCAATGTCCTTTTTATTTGCTTCTTCAAAGAACACCCAAAACTCATTAATATTTTCTTCAAGAACTAACATTTCTTCATCAGATATAGCATCATCTGTTTGTTGTATATATCCACCGCTTGTAATTAAATCACGACCTTTTTGAAATATTTTAACTAAATCTTTTTTTAACATTTTATTGTCCTTATATTTCGATAAAAAATAATTTTCTATCTTCTATACACTTAACGAATAAAACACAAATTTTGTCGGAAATTTTTTTAAAATAATTTTAGTATAGGTAGGGGTATAATCATTATTACCGCTAGGGGGCGGCACAAAATCAATGGGGGGTGTCTAAAACATATATAATTATTCTATTTAGTCACCATCTATTTCTTCAGGGGTGACATCTATAACATCACCTTTTTTTATATCTTCTTTTTTATAATTCCTTATGCGTTCCGAGATGGTACTTATAGACTTAACAAGACTATCTGCTTTTATATTTAATTGGCTTTGCTGTGGGAACAGGAACGCAAACTTACTTATATCTCTTATGTCATTAGTTAATGCGTCATTGATTAGTTCATGTAATTGCGGCTTATTCTTTCTTGTACTCATTTCTTCTAAGGCATAAGAAAAATTTCTTCTCAAGATATCGTATGCACCCTTTCTTTGTTTATTTGTCACACTTCCCTTTGGTCTACCAGCTTTTCTTTTTGTTCTTGTTTTGTTCTCATTTTGTTCTTTTATTGACATTTTTTGTCCTGTTTTTGCCTAATTTGTGTTGGTGTTCGTGTGGACGCACCTTTTCACAATAATAAATAACCTAACTCATTGTTTTATAAATAACACATAATAATTAATTTAGTCAAAATAATATATTAAATTCAATTAATCTTAATTAATTCCTAAATAAAATTCACTTAATATATTTAAACATACCTTGAACACATCAAACCCACTTGTAGCCCTTATATTTACGTTCTTAGCACTATTTTTTACATTTTTATCCCATAACACTACATCATCTACAAACCCTCTTAAATCACTTGGTAATGACTTTCTTGCCTTCTCATACATTTGTCTATGATGTTCCTGATGTTCGTTTGATGTAAGTGACGGAATAGACCCTCCACCTAATCGTTCTTTATATTTTGGTATGATAGATGTTTTCTCATGCCCAATATAATATGATGTGTAGTACATAGTTGCAGCTTGATATTGTTCGTTATTAATTTCTTTCCTTTGATAATATCTATCGTAAACACTTGAGCCTCTATTTCTTAATCGTTTCTTCCCTGCCTTAATTGTTTCTTCTAATACAAATATGTTTTCCGGTTTTCTGATTTGTTCCTTCGTTGGTTTTATATCTTTACCCATTAGACCTCCTTGTTGTGACTAAATACAAACCCCAATTCAGTAAGTGCCTCTATATAGCGTTCATCAGTAAAAATGCGTCTATTGTTATGTATCATTGGTGCTAGTGATTTTATAGCTAAATTTACATCATGTGGAAACATAGATTGCCATTTAGATTTTAACTCATCATCATAGTAAAGTGTTTCATTAGGTGGATTAAATCGTGTGCCTTTAGGTAGTTCCCATTTTTCATAGAGTTCACCATATTTATTCATCTTATTAAACCCTTCTACATATTGTATCATTCTATTTATATTAGGCATGAAGTCCTCACTCTTGCCACCAACATGATGTGTGATTATATAGTTCTTAAATGACCTTAAATAATCATTAAAATCATCAATCTCGTCAAATGGTGGTATCATATCATTCAACACATCAGATACATCTCTTATGTATGTTGCTATATCATTTTCAGTCTTATTGCCAAAACTATAATGTAGTCCAATACCTTCTCCAATTAGTATATCCATTATAGCGTGTTTTCTTGTTTTTGCATCACTATCCATTTTCTTTTATTTTCCTTATAATATTTTGCAACATTGTCGTTTGTTGTGGCTTTGTTGTATTAGTCCGGTCTATCCATTTGTGGAAAAATCTATTTGCATCTTTGTACTTATTAGGGTGTTGCTTTAGGTATTCGTTAGCCTCACTTAATAGTTTGTGATAATCAAGACCTTTTTCCTTAATCTTGTCTAAATGCTTTTGTGTAACTTTTATCTTTATCATAGTGTTTATTTATTTATTTTATTTATTTTAATTTATTTATTTATTAGGGAACTCATGTAAAAACGCATGCGTTCACTTTTCCTTACTTATTATATCTTGTAATTTACTGTTATGTTGTTGTTTTTTCATACTATTTCTTGTTTCATTCCATTTCTTTCTTGATATTTTTTTGCTCATATTTTGTTCAAAAAACTTAGAAATAAAGGGTGAAATGATAGTTTTTTTGTCAAAACTTATATATTTTTGGTGACTTTCTGTATCTTTTTTTAGTCGTTTTATATTAATTTTTAAAACTTTTTCAGCATAATCTATTGGAATTGAGTTATTTTCTCTACCCCATTGTTCATGAAATAATACCAATAAATCTTTATAAGAACGAATACCAACCCTTTGTTGTATCAATTCTATCTCACTATTTATGACATTGTAATAAGGTAAATCATTATCCATTTTTTTCTCCCTAAATTAATATTTGTTGATAATATTCTTTATGTATATCTTTATTTACTTTTTTATTAATATTTTTAAATATGTGTGCAATTACATCAATAGTCCAACCATCACCTAAAACATCTTGTGCTTGAAGATAACTTAATGTTTTAGTGTAACCAATAGGAACAGTTTGTGCTTGTTCGAGTTCTTCTCTTGTTAAAAACCTACAAAAATCTTCAAACTCAACTAAACCTGCATTTGGGCTTCTATCTTGTTTTCTTAACAAGCAACCAACTTTTTTTGCATTAGTTATGTTTTTACAAACTCTTACATTGTCACTTGCCAAGCCATTGTTCCACATTAATAATCTTGATTTTGTCTTTTTTAATTTATATTGCTTACAAATATCTTTATTTATTTCTTTATAGTCTTGAAAATTAATATTTTTATTTTGTGGAACAGTAACATTAGGAATATTAGTCCAATAATATCTTGCCCTTGTTTGATAGCTTACCAAAGAAGAATTTATTAAAATACCAGAAACACCTAAATAATTATCAAGTTGATTTTTGCTAAAATCTTTCATTTTAACATTTTCTAAAAAAAAATATTTTGGTTTACATTCTTTAAGCAACCTTAAATATTCATAAAATAATCTTGATTTATCACCTTCTAAACCTTTACCATTTACTTTTGCATTTGAAAAATCTTGGCATGGGCTGCCACCTATTAATAAATCTATCTTTGGTAAATCTTTTGCACTTAACTTACAAACATCACCTACATGAATTGTGTTTGGATAATGATGTTTTGTTAATTCAATAGCAAATTTTTTTATTTCACTAGCATAATAATTGTCATATTTAATGCCTGCCCTATGCAATGCAAGTTGTCCACAACTCATTCCATCAAATAAACTCAATACATTCATATCCCTATCCAAAGTTGTTTGATATTATACAAAAATCTTTTATCTTAAAATGTCTTAATGTTTCTCTATCTCGATAATCGTTCCTGTAATCTTTTAGTTGTAATCCTAGTTCCGGTCTATGCACTAAGCCTCTTGGATTATAAAACTTGTCAATTAATTCTTCTTTTCTTTTGTTTAAATCAATATAGCCAAGTGTCTTTGATTTTTTCCACCACACAACAAATAAGAATGGTATATGACTTAACTTACCATTTTTGATAGATAAACTTTCATCACCATTTTGTATAGCCCACATATATTTCTTGTTAGACATAATCATAGTGTCAAATTGGTTGACATCTATATTGCGGCATCTAACCTCAACCATTGCGTCAACTTTCTTATCTCTCATACAAGCAAAGTCAAACTCATAAGCAAGTGGCATATCGTGTGCAGTAAAGTTCCACTTATCCATGACATACTCAATCACTCTTTGTTGGTTATCTCTATCCTCATCATTCTCATATAGGTGTGTTTTTTTAGTCATCTATATGCACATTTGATAAGATACTGACAATGTTTTCATTCCAAATGTTCTCATACCAATCGTTAGGCTGAACCTGACCCCTTGTAAGAACTAATATCTCTTTCATAATATTGTGACTTGGTATGCTCTCACCATTACACCATCTATACCATTGTCTTTCAGTTCCTAAATCACGCCACTTTTCTTTCTTGGCAATGCTATAAGGTGTTTCACTTGTAGATTGTAAATATGGTAATATTTGCATTTAATCCTCCATTTTTATTCAAGTTACACCTATTGCAAACTTTCGTCAATACATTATTTTACATGAAATTAAATGACTATGTATAGGGTTCATATGATACCCTTTAATCAAAATACAAATACTATTATTCTTTGCACATGAATTATAAATTAAAAGAAATAGTCATTGTATTTGTTGCACTTATTAGTGTGTCGTTTTTAGCTTTTGCTGAGGAAACAACAAACTCTAATATTACAAACAATACTACTCAAAGTATTTCATCAACATCTTCAAATAGTTCTGTAATAAATCAAACCAATACAAATAATTCTACTAGCAATATTACTCAAAATTCCACGACTAATAGCACAGTTAATCAAACTAATAATTCTACTATTTCACAAACCCAAGACATTACCTCTGACATTAATCAAACACAAACTGTTAACAACACTTCATTAATAACTAACAACTCTACATCAGAAAATACCAACTTGAATACTTCTAATGTAACAAGTGTTGCAACAAATAATAACAACTCTGTTAGTTCAAGTAATATTGTTAGTGATAATAAAAATGTTAATAGTAATACAAATATCAACCAATCAGTTTCGTCATCAACACAAAGAGCAACACAAAGAATAAAATCACCACCAGCATCAGCTATTGCTCCAAATGCTGCAATGTCTAGTTATTCTCAAGACTTATGCACCACTGGAGCAAGTGCGGCAGTACAAACACAAATATTTGGTATTAGTGCAGGTAAAACTATTGTTGATAAAAATTGTATTACTTTAAAAAATGCAAAGGCTCTTTATGATATGGGAATGAAGGTAGCAGCAGTATCATTAATGTGTAAGGGTAACAAAGATGTTTTTAGTAGCATGATGAATGCAGGAACGCCCTGTCCGGTCATGGTTAATGGTAAAAGTTTAATTGGTGCAGATGCAATTAATTACTATGAAAATAATCCTGAAGAAAGACCTGATTATGAAGATATTAAACATAGATATGAAACAAAAGGTTATGAAATAAAGGCTTATAAAAAGAAAGATTTTTGTAAGAAATATAAAAAACATAAACTATGTATAAAATAATTTTATTATTACTTTTTTCTTCACCTGTTCATGCAAACGAATTTACTACATCAAATAGTTCTATCATAGACATAACACAAACAGGCACAGGTTTATCATTATCAGATGATGGTCTAGCCAATGTACCAATAGGTTTTGATTTTGTTTTTGGTAACCAAACATATAATAATATAACTATAGCTATGAATGGCTTTATGACTTTTGATAGTGTTAGCACATTTAATTCTAATGTAAGTAGAAGTAGAAATTATCTTGCAGAACAATTCCCATCTACCGGATATAATCAAAGTATTAAACCATTACATTCAGATTTTATTAGAAGGTCAAGTGGTAACCAATCACCTTACTATCAAACATTAGGTGAAGGTGCGGCACAATATTTTGTTGTCATGTGGAATGATGTTAGTGAGTATTCTAATGGGCGTAAAAGTACATTTGAGGCAATTTTGTATGAAACAACAAATGACATAGAATTTATTTATGATGAAATAAATATAGACAACCATGATGCAAGTATTGGTTTGCAATATAGCATGACTGACTATGTAGAATATCTTTGGTATGACGACACTAACCAAACATCTTTAGAACGAACAAGTTTTGCTATAACAACAAAAGAAGAAATTGATGAAAGTTTTACTTCATTAACATCATCATGCTTAGAGGATAGTGATACAAGTATATTATGTTCTGTATATGACTTAGATACAAATGACATTAATTTGTTAGATGAAAATTCTTTTTTAGATGATTTATATAGTTTTGGAACTAATGATGAAGATATTTATGGTTTTGACCAAGATGAATTAATTTATGGTAATGTCTTTACAATAAGTGTTGAAAGTGATTACTTTGAAGAACAAGAGAGTGTTGACCTCATAACAAGCCTCGACACTCTCGACACCTTCCAAGATGATGATGAATTTATAGACATCAATATTTCAGTAGAACCTATCGAAAATATATTATTAATTGATGAGGAGTTTGAAGATATTGGTTTTGAAATAACATCAATATCAGAACTACCAATTATAGATATAGAAAGTGACGACATAGATATTGTTGAGTTAGAAATTATTGAAGAATTTTTTGAAGAAGAAATAATAGAGGATATTGAAGAACTTGATGAAGTCGAAGAAGAAGAAAACGAACAAGTAGAAATTGTTGAGGAAAATGAAGAAGAAGAAAATGATAATCAATCTATAGAAATATCATTGGAAACTAATAGACAAGGTGTAGAGTTTGTAAGCCAAGATGTATCATCATCAAGTCAACAAGAACAAACAAATAATCAAGTTGTTTCATCAAGTGTAAGTTTTGATGGTTCAGGTATAAGCAATCAATCAACACAAGAAACACAACAACAAAATACAGTTCTCTCTAATATAAACATTGTTCCTATTGATATGGGTCAAGGTTTAGGTGCAACTCAAATAGCAAGTGTAGAAATAACTAGCGTAGATTTAACAACACAAATCGAAACTTTAACAACACAAGTCATGTCTATAAGTGAGGCACAAGAGATAGAACAAAATTTTATAGAAAGTAAGAAGCAAGAAATAGAGGCACAAATCAATAGTCAAAATGAAACAGGAGAATATTCAATAACTTTACAAGATGACATTATAGGGCTTATGGGTTTTGTGCCTAACTTTAATCAATATTATGTTGAACTACCTGATAGACAAAATTTTTACGAACCAACCCAAATATATACAAATAATATTTTATATGATAACAACAATGTTATGGGTTCGTTAATTGGCGTTTCAGATGCAAGACATAATATAATGCGTGGTCAATCAACAATAGAACAATTAAATAGGAGATACGAATGAAAAATTTATTAGATAATTTACAAAAATACCTGTTAGTTCTAGGGGTTATTTCTGCAGTGGGTGGTTCGTTCTACACAGCTGCAACTAACATTAGCACTATAAATAATCGTTTAGATAATTTAGAGGGTAGCAAACAAAGTATAGACCTTGCGCCAATAAATGAAAAAATTATTTTATTAGAAGAAAAGGTTAGCAAATTAGAAAAAACAGCTGACAACAACAAAAATCCTTTAGCACAATGAAAAAAGAAAATAATGACATAGATGGTCTAAAAGCATTTTTAATAATATTATTAATGTTGGTTGGATTTATTGCTGTACAAGTTCAGTTAAGTTTATAGCAAAAATAGTGCATTTTTTACCCATGATTTGCAAATAATATCAAGATTGTTTTTTTAATTGATTTTACGAAAATAACCCCTAATCACTTAGGGGTTATATCGTTTGGAGAACGAATTAAAACTTTTATTGATGAACACATTTATGGTTGTTTTTATTATTGTGTTTAGTCATGTTATACATGGTAGGGAATGGCACTCATTAGACATTTGTATTGCTGCTTGTTCACAAAGGAAAAGGCGTAAAATTACAAATGAAATTGATGATGAATTAGTCATATAATTGTATAAACGCAACCTATTTGTGTTGCTATTATAATAATATAGACAACACCAAAAAAATACTTTTCTAAAAAAATCTTACTCATAACAAACCTCTTAATTTGTTATATACCTTTTGTTTTTTCGTTCAAGTAAAATACAAACAAAACATAAAAAAAGAGGGTTAAAAAACCCTCTTTGTTATTTTATATTTTAATATCTTCTTCAGTCATTTTTACTACTTTTTTTTATTGTTTTTAATTCTTTTAATTTTTTAACTAACTCATCTTTTCTTGTAATTTCTTTTTGTGAATAAAAACTTCTGCGTTTTAAAAGCATTTCAATAAAAGCAATATCAAAATCAATACCTTCCTTACCATATAAACCATTAGGATTATAGTTTACTCTCATACCACCTTCTCTATATTTTTTTTTGTAAGTTTTCATTTTTTTCTCCCTAATTACAATTATAAATTACCATACTGACATATATTGTCAACAACTAAATACACTTTTTTGATATTTTTTTTATTAATACTTGACCACAATTACGAACACTTATAAACATTATATATGGATAGTTTAGATTTAAAAAAATTACCACTAATCTTAGAGCCACATGAATGTTCAAATGATGAATACCATAATGGCTTTTTAAAAGATTTTTATGGTTCGTCAACAATATCATCATTTGCGTATTTAACACCCATTGAGGCTAAGTTAAAAAATGAGGAGGATTTTCCTGATACTTTAGCAATAAGGCTTGGCAGTGCTTTTCATTTTATTATGGAAAGTGAAAAAGTTTATAAAGAAAATGTAATTTATACAAAGTTAGATAATAGATATAAAGAATACAAAGAACTTGCAAAGTCATTAGATGATGGTCAAGTTTTAGTTCCTGAAAAATATGCTGGTGATATTCGAGGAATGAAAGTGTCTATGTTTAATCATAGCCTTAGTCATTATGTTAATAGCATGGAGGCAAAAAAAGAATGGTCTTTTGCTTATCAAGATGAGTATGGTTTAAAAGTTAAAATTAGACCTGACTTAATTAGAAAAGGTATTAAAGATAAAAATAAAGATATTATTGTTGATTTTAAAAGTACAAAATCAGTTAATCCAAAAAGTTTTTCTAAGTCTGTAAAAGATTATAATTATCATATACAAGCTGCACACTATATTGAAACTTATCAAAAGATTACCGGTAAAGAAGTAGAGGAATTTGTGTTTGCTTGTGTAGAAAAAACATTTCCATATCTTTGTAATTTTTTTACACTTGGATATAAAACATTAAAAGAAGGCAACATAGCCTTACACCATGCAAAAAAGAAATTAAGGTATTGTTTAGATACAGATGATTATGGTGGTTATGAAGAAACTTACAACGAAGATAAAGAACCAATACCAACAACTATTGATATTGGTAATTATAATTTTGA